CGTGAGCACGAGGTCTGTGTCTATGGCCTTAGCGCTATCGCGCGTGCCGTCGTAGCCGCGAACCAGAGTCACCGTGTCGCCGACGGAGATGTCGGAACGCATCGGCAGGTCGAGTTCAATCGCCCCGCCCGTCGAATCTTTAATCTCCATCGGAATATTTGCGTTACCCCCACTCGTCCAGGTTGCGAGGCCGTACTTGTAATAGTGATCCGCCCGCACGTCCGCCACGGTGAAATTGCGCCTGTCGCCGGGCGTCACCATTGTGACGACGGTCGCGTGCGTGTGCGCCGTCATATCAATGCCGGTCTCGGCGAGCGTTCTGCGTCTATCCGTGGCTTGTGTCTCGGCGCCGATTGTCTGCTGCAAAGCTTCCGACAATGACAGAAGCTCGAAGGTCAACTGCTCGCCCTTGTTCGACCGCTTGCCGAGGAACCAATACTTCTCCTGGACGACGCCCTGCGTCGGGTCGAGGTAGTTGACGACGTAAGCCGTGTAGACCCGCGCGCCTGCCCAGCGCCCCGCCTTCACGTCGGCTTCCAAGAAGTTGTCGTCGTCAAAGACCGTATCGAGTTGAGAAGAGTCCGGCTGCTCCAGACCCTCGTTGAGCGCGTAGCGCGCCGGCACGAGCGGCGGGTACGGCTGGTACGTCACGCCGCCGAGTGTGAGCGGCAGACCGCAGTCCGAGTACGAAACTGTTTTGCCGTCGCGCGCCGTGACGCGGACTATCTCGCACGCGAACGTCACATTCGACGCGAGCTCGTCCTTCTGGCTTGAGGTAGGGTCTGCCATCTTCAGTGAACCGTAATGCCAAGCTCGAAGTAAGGGACCTCCCTTATCTGAACCTGAGAGACTCTGCTCAGTTTGTCGCCGACGCTCTTGTGCGAGAGCGAGTTGTTGATGAAAGCGGCGGGGATGTCGAACTCGCCCGTCCATCTGACGGTGCCCGCGGCGGTCGAACTCGTGACGGTCAGCTCGCCGGTCTTGTTATTTATCGTGTAGGTGAAACCCGACGAAGAGTTATTGACCGTGACGGCGAACGCCGTCGCAATCGCCCTCAGAGTCTGGCCGTCGGGCTGGTAAAGCGTTGCACTCCCCGCGGCGAGGTTTGTGTTAACGACCGGCTTGGTTATGTAACGCACGCACTCGAAGTCGGTCGCGCCGGGCCGCAGATAAGTTTTTACAAGTGTGAAAGTCTTTGTCTGCCCGGCGCTGATTGAACCGACTACCTCGCCCGACGCCTTGTAATCCCAGGGCGCGCGGCAACGGAATCCGAGTCCAGAACCGAAGCCGCCGTGGTAGAAACTTAGGAAGTAGGCGAGCCTGTCTACCTGATCGCGCACGAGCGCAAGGTCGAGCGTCATCAACTCAAGAAAGTAAGGCCTGTTGACATTCGTCTTATATGAACCGGTGCGATCATTTTTAACGGACGTGTTCGCCCACTCGCCGAAGCCCGTGAGCGGTGAGTTCTCGCCGTTGCGGGTGAACAGCGAATAATCGAAGAGTATCTCCTGGAATCGAAAAGGGACAGACATCTATTTACCTTTCACAAGGCGCACGAATTGATCCTGAATCTCACGTCTGCCGACCGCAGTCCTGTACGTGACTGGAGCGGCCTGCGGCGGATTGCGTAGTTCGATCATGTGATAGTGGTGAACTTCCTTCGGCTGAGTCTGGGTGGTCATGCCGCGAGAATCAGAGTTTGAGTAGACGTGCGCGCCCGATCCGAAGCGCACGAGTTCCGGGCCCTGCTCACCGACCCACGACCAAGCGCCGACGGGCACGTCGCCGCCAGTTGCGCGGTGAAACAGTTGGCCGAGGACGGGCAGGCTATTATTTACATGGGAGATGTCGGCGGGACTTGCGCCACCGGTGACGCCGCTACCGACACCGCCGAGAATCCAGCCGAAGATTTTGGAGAGAATTCCCGCCTTGCCGCCGACCTGATTTCCGAACAGAAGGTCGCCGAGGTTCGCCGACTCCGCTTTGATCACCATCGCTTCTACAGACTGTGCGAAGTCGAGAACGAAGTCTCTGAGCATCCCCTTGAAGCCGTCCTGCGTGTGAGTGAAGGCGTTGTCGAATGAGGATTCAAAGACGCCCTTCATGCTCGCGGTCGTGATTCCGATGTCGCGCAGGTCGCCGCGCAGGCCCAGCAAACTATTGCGTAGTCTTTGAACGCCCTCGCTTCCCTTGCTGCCAAAACTGTCAGCCTTCTCAGCGTCATCGGCCATCAACGCGCCCATCATTACGAGCGCGGGCACGACTTCATTTTGGGCCACATCGCCGATGCCTTCGATATAGACGCCGGAGTCTTTAGCCTTGCCGTCGAATATGCTGATGGAGTTCGCCATCGCGGAAAGTCCCGCGGTGAAGTCTTTGTCTTCGGGAGGCGATTGCCCCTTCCAGAGAGCGTTGTCCAGTCCATTGAAGTTCAAGCCAGACGAGCCGACGGGAGAGCCGCCCGCCGCCGCCGTTCCCGCGGCGCTCACGACCTGAACCGGCATCGGGTTCGCGTTCGTGATGTTCGTCGCGCCGTTGACCGTGAAGATTGAGCCGGCGCCGAGGTGAGACATTGCCGACGGGCCGAACTCCCACTGCTGAATTCGACCGTCATGATTTACGTCCCAAGTTTTATAGTTGGCCGCGTAGCCACGGCTACCTTCCCTGAACTTGACTGCCGCATCATTCGTGCTGTAATTGCCAGCCCCGACCGCAGCGTAGAGTTTGGCCTGAGAGTCAATCGCCCCGTATTGCGCCATCTTCTCGTCAATGTATTTGAAGACGTAGACGAGCTGCTCGACGCCGCTCATCGAGCGCAGCGCGGACGTTGAAGTGCCAACATCGTGCGCCGCATCCTTGCCGAATTGGATTAGGCCCGTGTATCCATATTGGTTTGTGATGGCAGGGTCGAACGTCCCGGCAGTCTCCGTCGCCATGACGTTGAGAAGCCAGTCGGGATTGATATTGCGCTTCTTGGCCCCTTCGGTCAGCTTCGGGAGAAAGTCAGGCTCGCGCGCGTTGAGTTTGTCTAAACCTTTCATCGAGCGGCGCTGGCCGGGCGATGCGGCCTGCTCCGCGCGGAGAAGAATCTGATGGATGGTGTCTTCGAGGTGAGGCCCCACGACGTTTATCATTTCGCCTCTGAAGCCTTCGTCCCAACCGTCGGCGGAGTCAACGCCGACCTTCTTCATCTTCAGCGAAGGTGAGTGAGAGTCGAAGCCATCCGGCCCGGTTATCGTGTCAAGGATATTTGTCGCGAAGCCTTTTGCCGCGCTGAGCGCTTCGCCCGTTCTTTCCTCGATACCCTTCGCCAAGCCAGAGACGATGTTCTGACCGGCTGACACAGCGCCGCCAAACACGTCTCCACTCGCGAGCGCGGCGCCGACCTTCTCCATCATTGCGGTCACGGGCGCGATGGCCGACTGAACGTCGGTCGCGACCGCCGCCGCCTGCGGCCCGCGTATGGTCTCCACAGCCTTGCGTAAGAAGTCGAGCGACGTGTTGTAGGCCGGCTGCGTGGCAACGCCGAGGAGTTTGTTGACGCCGGCGTTATACCTCTGCGTCATCCCGTCTATCGTTTGGGTCATTTCCTCGGCGGCCTGCTGCCACTTCGGATTGTTGAACTGGTCGGTGAAAATTGTTATGAGGTCTTGCCCGGAGAGAGCGCCGGAATTTATCAACTGCATCGCCTTCTGCTTCGAGACCTGAAGCTCGTCGGCGATAATGTCGTAGACGGGAACCTTCTGCTTTATAAGTTGTCGCACGCTTCGCGTATCGAGTTTGCCCGTCTCAAGGATTCTCTCGACCAAATCCGTGAGGGCGACGACACGGCCGGAGCCGCCGCCTGTCGCCGTCGCCTGATTAGCGAGGCCGCGCGCGAGGTCGAGAGCGCGCTGTCCATCCACGTTGAATAATTGAAGGTCTTGGACGGCGTCGGTGAGAAAACTTTTTCCGACATTCGTCTTGAATGCGATGTCGGCAATCTCTGAGACCTCGCGCTTTGTCTCAGACGCAGAGCCGGTGACGAGATCGAGTTCGATTCTTTGCTGCTTGAGGAAGTCGTTGTACGCATAGCCGCGCGCCGTCGCATCCACCAGGACGCCGCTCACTTCATGAAACGCGGCGGCGATACCTGTACCGACGACGGGTATTCCCTTCAGGCCGGCTTCTGTGATGGAGATGAGTGAATCGACGGCCTCGCCCACGTCGCCCATACCGATAGAAGCGGCTGTGCTGATGCTTTTGCCGAACTTCTTTCCGATACGGATGCCAGCGTCCTCGCCCTTTTTTTCCAGTTTGGGTGTGAGCGAATCGAAGCCCTTTTCAAGCGTTGAGGTGAGTTGTTCAGTCTGCGTCTCTATCGCGCGTTGAAGCACGTCGAAGCCCGACATCGCCTTGCTGATGTCGAGTCCGACCTCGCCCTCAAGATCGAAGATAGAGTCGCTCACTCACTCACCCTTCACGCGCGACCTGCGCCTGCGCAGCGTTCCACTCCGCCCGTAACGCGCCGAGCGCCCGGTGCGTGAGAAGCGCGCAGTCCGGGCGCTCGGAGAATGCGAGCACGTCGGTGAATCCCCAGAAGTGTGCCGCGCGCTCGGTTTTAACCTTCTCGGCATACCAGCGCGGGCACGCGCCCTCCTCGCCGTCACTTATCAGGAACTCCGCGAGTTCTATGAAGTGACGGCTTGAGTAGGGTTACTATCGGCGGCTTTGACGGCGTCGAGTATCGCCATCTTAAGACCGGGACTGAGCGCCTTGATCGCCGCATCGTCGAACGGCTCTTCGAGCGACCAAGACTGTATGATCGCTTTGTAGAGCACGGCGTCACGGTCGCCCTTAGCCGCCTGCGCCTGCTCGAAGAGCGACTGCGTCAGGCGCTCCGGGAACGCGTGGACTGTGAACCTGAAACCTGCGTGCTCGACCTCGACCTGCACGGCTTCCAGTTCCAACCAATCTTTCAGACTCCTGGCTTCTTTCATTTATGAACCTCAATTGTTGAACAGCTATTTTGCTTGCCCGCCTCCAGCGCGCGCCCTTCTTAGTAAACGGTGCTCGTCACGTCTCCCGACTTTTTAAAAGTGCAAGGCAGAAGAATTTCGCTTCCGACCTTCACCTGATATCCGATGTTCGTCAGGATCATCGAGCCGGTCAGCTTGCGGCTGCCGGTCACGGTCGTGTTAGGAGCGAATTCATAGGTTGGTATCGGCGAGATGCCGAAAATCCCGTTGAGCTGAGTTTCAAGCGTCGGGTCGAAAAGGAAGTTGATCGTGAAGTCGTCTCCGTCCTTCAGACCCGAAATGAAGTTGAGCGATTGGTTGCCGAGCGCCGTCACATCATGCGTGGCAATGGGGCGTTTGTAGTCAATAGAATTAACGTACTGCGACACGTCGACTAGTGATGCCGACGAGTTGCTTATCTTGACGACCGCATCCTTCGAGTGCTTGAAAGAAGGCATGGCTTATCTCCTTGAGAAGCTGGCT